ATTATCTAACAATAAACAGATGCCTAAGGTGAGGATCTATCACTGTCCCCAATGCCACGGGTATCACTTTACTTCCAAACTCTAGATGTATCTACATCCCTTCAGACAGTCAAACAACCCTAGATATAAAACATGCCTAGCTTGCGGAATGATGAAGGACCATGTATCTCACGTCGTCGCAGGGGAAGTAACTGGAAAAACTGGCGACTCGTCACAGACGAATTCGGATACCAAGAGTGGTGGTTCCAATGCTCGTGCTGCAAGCGATGGCGAGTAGTCAGCGATTTCGAGAGACGCCCTAAGGCGTACTGTCGTCCCTGCAATGCGGCATATGAGAAAGATCGCCTAGCTCGTAAGGTCTACAGTGACCCGAATGAGCACATGGCTTTCTTAGAGGACAAGCGTATGCGCTATCAGGCTATGCGTCTCGATATGGGGAAGACGTATGATCCTCGCAGGAACACTTGGCGGCTCAAGTTTGAGCACAGGACCAAAGACGAGTCATTGCCCGTCAAGCCTATGCGTGATTGGATCACGCGCAAGCTAGAAATGTATACTCCGACTGAGCTAGCTAGGGCGTGCCAGCTTTTTACTCCGGAGGGTGAGCCGGACGTGCGGCGTATCTCGTCCATATTCAGAGTTGAAAAGAATTCAATCCTGTTCTCGTCTGTGGATCATATGCTCACTCGTGAAGGCTCGACATTTATTTGGGACCTATATCCAGAGGAGTATGATCGTCTCCTCGCTGCGCAGTAGAAACAAAAAAGGCCCGGAGACGCTGAGTCGTCCGGGCCTCTAATGTCTGAGCTAAAATGTTAGCCCATCCGCTTCCATTCTTCGTCCATGCCATCTGTCTCCATCGCCACGATCATTTTCGCGGAGAAAGACTTTATGGCTTGGACCATCTCGTCGGGGAATGTGCCTCCCATCGACATAACGGTGGTGTGGACGATGATGCCGATGGCAAGAGCCTCGTTGATAGTGACTTCCAGGGTGATCGAATCCGAATCAGACATTTGTGTTCCTATCGTTCTGTAGAACTTCCAATGCGATTGTGAATCCTGCCATGAAACTCATTGCTGAAGTGGGCACCTGCTCCTTAGAGATAAAGCCGAAAGCCATTAGCGTGTCGGCGTGGTCATTTGCGAATTTTTCAAGTGAAACGTAATCTACTCCCTGTTCGGGAATCCAAACATGGGCAGGTGGACCGTAAGCTTCCATCTGTCCGATATGCAAGAGAGCTTTCTTAAGCTCTTCTGTTCCAATCACTTCAACCCCTCCAACCTAGTTAACTTCAACAGTCTAGATCATACGAAAGGACTTGTCAAGTGCAACTCCCAACTTTCTTCAGGAAGTTCGGCGAAACAGAAGATCCGATGTTTCAGGATATCCCTGCTGTGATTCCCGTTCTTCCCGATCAGGGCGATGTTGGTTCAGAAGGTGGTAATAATCCCGACTCGTCTCTTCGTAAGCTAAATCTAGAAGAGGATAATCCAAATGTCTAGCGTTAGCGGACTGAATGCATCTCACCGGGCAAAGGCTCGTAGCCTTTGCATGCAAGCATTGAGTATTGCTTATCGTCACGCTTCCGAGGTTCACTACACGCAAACGTCCAGGCGTTGGGAAGGCATCGACCAAAACCTCAAAGCCTTCCGTGGAGAATATCCTCGCCACGCAGATTGCTCCAGTTTTGCAACTTGGGCAATCTGGAATGGCCTAGATCATTTTCACGTCAGGGACACTGTGAATGCGCTTGCCTGGAAGGCCGGTTACACAGGGACCATGCTAAAGCACGGCAAACTTGTGAATAGCAAGCGCAATTGGAAGCGTGGTGACTGCTTTATTTACGGTTTCGGTTGGCCCGGTAAGCATGTAGCCGTCTACATCGGCGGAGGTTATTGTATCTCTCACGGCTCTGAGGGTGGACCATATAAGGTTCGATGGGATTACCGTCCCGACCTTATGGAAGTTCGTAGGTACATTTAAGCTTAGGTCCAGCGAATAGCAGGAGGTGGTAAATGTTTATTGGAGGACGATAGTCGTCCCTCCTCACAGTCCTCCAATTAGGAGAGCGAAGCTCCCCTAATATCGGCGGGACGATAGACATATAGAAACAAAAAAGGCCCGGTGATTAGCCGGGCCTTTTAATGCGCCTGGTGGGACTCGAACCCACACGCTCCTAAGAGCAACAGATTTTGAGTCTGTCGTGTCTGCCAATTCCACCACAGGCGCGGAGACTAGGGTCGTGCTCTCCAAATCCATTGAATAGACTCACGGCGCGTCATTTTCAAGGAATGACGACAGCCGCCATAGGCGGATGGGATACCACGTATCCACACCCGCCAACCAAATTCCATACGTTTCACAAGGACCTCTTTCCTGCCACATATGAGTTGAGCAAAGATTCGCACCTATTCCAAGCTGCGGGAGTGTTTACCTCACACGCAAAGGCAAAGGCGGCATTCCACATCTCTGCTACGTCCGGAAGGCGCTCGATGGTGCGTTGGCGCTCCAGCGACCGAGCCTGAGATGCCCGTACTGCTGCCTCCTGTGCCTGCTGAGCCCTTGCGTCGCGGGCGACGGCCATCCGTGCCTGTTGATCCTCTAGAGAGGGCGACTTTACTTTCGCCACTCTCTCGGCCTTAGCCTGAACCTCTGCCTCACGGCATTCAGTACAGAGCTTAGGCTTACGTCCGCGACGGGAAATGCGAGTCCATTCCTTGTCGCAAGTCTTACAAATCAGAGTTTCTTCCGCCTTCCCGAGATATGTTTTCGGAGCCGGAAGATGCTCAATTGTTCGCATGGTAATTCCTCCTGTTAATAGTTGCGATCAAAGACCGCAGGCGTCTGCAAATTTAGCCTCATCAAATCGGGGATTATCTTCTTTCATATAGGCCGAAAGACCAACGAGGATAAACTCCCAGCGAGCATCAGGCTCTCTGAATGCTTGTGCTCTTTGCATAATGTCGGCAATGCGAATGTAATCCTTCTTGGTCATACGTTCCTCCTGTTGGGACTAGAACCTCACGCAAAGACCATGGTATTAGAGGCTAAGCCTCTGATCATCGGATCGCTCCGATGATATCAACCCATGGTCCAAGCGTCAAGTTGCTAGCCCCTAGTTCAGGCTAAACGTGATAGGGCATTGCTGAACCGAATTGATACGCCCGTCAGACGTCATATCGAAAACTACTCCCAGCGTAGGTGCAACGTTTTTGTTGTCGGGAAACTCTCCTATGGTCATTGGCCACATATTTGCTGCTGCCAGGATCGCATTTGAATCCGGGTCCCAAAACAACTTTTGCATAATTCTTCCTCTTCCTAGTTTGTGTTCTTCGATAGCAGTGCGCCGCAACGGACACACGAGACGACCGTAAGGCCAAATGTGCGAGCACCCTTACACGGGCCAGTAAGAGTATGCGGATGAGCTTTCATTTTCTTTCCTCTCTTCTTAGTCGTTCAACCACCATATAAATGAAATGATGATTGTAATAATTATGAATGCTTCCATGTGTAGTTCCTCTCTTTGTGTGTAGACAAGCGCCAGCGCTCCGGGATCAACCGGAGCGCCAGCATTCACCTCTCACTCACCGAGTCCTAGGGCATCCTCCACCATCTTTGACATAGCCTCGAAATCATAGTGGGCAGACATCTGATTGGCCCATATGTCAAGTGTGGCAGTCTCAGCGTTGTAGTCCACTGAGGTTTCCTTGCTAACGCAGGAACCAATTCCTCCATCCAATTGCGCATTTAGCTTGTCAGCTGCCAGCGCAGTTGCCAGAAACATCAGGATCCGATATCCGCCAGGCGAGAAAAGTGCCGAGAAATCGGACAGGTCAGTCAATTCATTCTCTCTCTTGACGCGGATAATGGTCGAATGGATATTTGACATATCCCTACGCAAGCCGTTGCCTCTCACGGCTGAATTCTGTTCATGTGTCGTGAATCGAATATCAAGCTCGATGTCGTATCCACGGGTACTAAGTCCTTCTAGAATTCCCATGATCCAGGCACCGTACTTAGCGATCAATTCATCGCTGATAGCGCCGGAGAATCCAAACTCACAAAGCATTCTCAGACCAGGCTTACTCTTGCGAGTCTCCCATGAGAGATACGGGTAATCGTGTCCGGACCATGCGAGAGTGAGGTCAAGCTCACCCTCTTCGCCAAAAACCATTCGGCGAGATTCGGCCTTCGGAATGTATGAGTCGCCAATCGGGAACTCCGGTGACTCAAAACCACTCCTGAGCCATCCGGCCATCTCATCGGCGGTGCAACCGTTCCAGCTATTGCGTTCACCCTTGCACCACCCGCGACCTCTCCCAAACTTCTGGGGGAAGTTGCCGGTCTCATACCCGGTCAGAAAAGCGTGTTTCACTTCTGACCATTCGACAATGGTTTCCATTGCCGGTTCGATTTGGGTCATCTTCTTTCCTCTCTTTGTCGTTGTACTGCGAAAGGCTAGGGGAGGATTCGAACCTCCCCAACTCCTGGCGCCAGAAGCGCCCTAGCCGTTGTCGTGTGAGAACTCTTTGTACTCAGAGTGAGCGATGAAAGACTCAAGCTCTTCGTCAAGGAAGAGCTCAATGCGTCCGAGTGCGAAACGGTTACGAGTCGCATCGTCAAGCCGTGAACGGCCCGTATTGGTAGCCGTAGCGCCAAGGCCACGGGTGTTCATGCAAGCGACCGGAATAAAATTCGGGCTACGCTTGATCTGCTCGCCAGTCACCGGATTGTCGAACACATCGTTTTCGATCAGGTTATTGGCGACGAGGAGCATATTCGGATCAGCGGCATCCATCTCCTCAAAGACAAACACACCGCCATTCTCGTAGCAATCCATCGCGCTACGGGAACGGTAGCCTTCCAGCGTATAAGCGCCGACAAGCCAACCGGGAGTTGCGCCCGCAGTCATTGGGACGAATCCGAATGACATGTCGTGGTCCTTCGCCCACTGTGAGCAAAGGGTGGACTTGCCAGTACCTGACGGACCGATCAGAGCAATCGGAACGCGAGCCTTAGCAAGCGAGTTGAACATTGCGTAAAGCGGGTGCCGGTTGTCAGGAATGGCATCGCCATTGCGATACGTCGTGGCATCGTATTCACGAATGCCGTAACGGGTTCGCGCTTCAGCGGGCCAGTCCAGTGCCAACGCATGGCAAAGGGCGTCCATCGGAATTCCCTGAGCCAGCATACGAGCGCCATTCTTGGCCGGACGGTTGCCCGAAACGGCTTCAAGAATAGGTGTCCGCTTTGACTCAAGCTCCGACCGGCGAGTCTCTTCCGAGCGAATCTCACGGATTTTGGCAAGCCAAGTGTCCACGGGGTTCGTAGAGACTTCCGAGACTTCAGTCTCTTCCGTCTCTTCTGTCTCAGAGACTTCCTGTGTCTCTTCCTGCACCTCAGACTCTTCCATCTGGTCTTCTGTCTGAGACTCGTACCTAATCCCCTTACGCGCCATATCTGCGGCGAGAGTGGAGATGAGGTTCAGGAGTAGTTCACGCTGAACGTGCAACGGCTTAGGCTCGCGCCGACCGTCCACGTTGCGGGAGAACTCAATCTTGGACTGATACGAGCCGTAGCCAATCTCTTCGCCAAGCTTGTCCACAAACATCGCGTAGACATGCGAAACGTCGAGATTGTTCAGTGCGAGACGATCCGAGAGGATCGCTCGCATAGAGCCAATCTGAGAGACGCCGTAACGGCTCTGGCACTCGGACTTGACTCGCTCAATCCATTCTGAGAACTCCCTACGGCCTTCCGGGACCGGTCCTAGTGACCGCGTGAGACCGGGAAGCCAATTCTGAATAGCGTGCAAGTAGGCACGCTGATTCGGGGTGAGCATTTGTGCTTCCTCTCTTTGTGTGTGAATAGATCGAGCGCCATCCGACAAGAGTCTGACGTTGACGCTACATCCATTCCGCAACTGCAAAGAGAGAGGAATTTGTATGGCGAGTCTCTGGGGATATGACCGGAGCTTGTGCGCCCCGTCTGTTCAACCCGTGAGATTCGATAGTCGCCCCATTCCTGCTTTCTCCGCTATCCGTTAGCTACATCGGATTGCACGGCGGGCTATGTGGACTGCGGACTGCGGCCAGAACAATACATACGATTCTGGCGGCACTGAACATAGCGCGCGTAAGGCGAAAGCAAAAAGTAGCGATTAGCAGGGAAGATAAAGATTCGGGATAGGTCTTGACAGAAGAATAGATCGGGGCCTTGACAAGTGTGATAGCGAGCCTTAGCTGAGTAGCTAAGACCTTAGCTGGATAGATAGATCCGTCGAATTCCCGCTATTTGCGGGTTTTCGAGGCGAGGCTATTTGCGAGCCGATTGAGCATCGGGGTAGTCCAGGACCACGGCGGATAAGCCCGTGGCAATTGACGGGCAGCGGATGGTCCCAGGATCGGGGGCTGAGGTGATGTGATGCCGGGCATGTGTGAGTGCGTGGGCGAGTGGTGTGCACGCCTGGATGGATGGATGGATGACGCCTGGATGGATGCGCCAAGGATGGATGTGAGTGCACACCTCACCACCACACCCAAAGATCATTCATCCTCACGTGTATGTACACATCATGCTTATTCAATGGCCATTGAGCATGCCGTATGTGGCCATACATAGGTCATCTATTTGAGAGAAAACCCCTGCATATGGCAACTATTAGACGCGGGGGGAGGGGAAGATTCTCGCGCGTCGAGGGCAGTAACTTTATTAGCTGCCCTCCGGTACTTCCTATGCCCTGTAAGTCGAAGAATCATTTACCGTAGGCCACCTGAGTCGCTATACTCCTATTAGCACCTTCCCCGCATTTCCCTTATGCTATAAATCAGCTACCCTCCGGCTGTTCTCAATGCTGTATAGTGGAGTCCCGTTAATATGAGAAAACTAGAATCTATACCACGTAAGCAAAGCGAATTAATAGCCCGCGATTGGAAGAAGAACAACAAGACTCATTCTAATAGACACAGTGTTCATAACTTCAATCCGTTGAAGTATGCGACTACTGTGGAGGAACCTACGATTACTCAAGTAGAAAGGGAAGTTCAAGTGTACGAATGTCCAACTTGTCAAGATAGAGGCTGTAATGCTTGCCAGTGATACACATCCGAAAGTAGTAGCTGCATCCGCTGGCGCGGGAGCGGCCGGGGCAGCTACGGTAGTCCTTATATGGATGGTGAGCCTCATTGGAGTAGAGGTTCCACCTGAGGTAGCCTCAGCTATAACAACGTTACTGAGTGCTGGTGCTGCATATGCTGGCGGTTACTTTCGCTCAGCTTCCTAAGACCCGACCCCTTACCAGGGTCGGGTTAGTAGGTCGAGCAGTTCTAAGGCTTCAGCGGACGTTATGCCCCCTTTCGGGAGCCCTCTTCAATTGAAGCACCGCTCGAACCCAGCTACTAAACACGTCTCCCATATTTGGGGACGGAGAACACGGATTCGGCTCTAACCCGAGAGCACCGCTATGGAGACTGGCGATTCGGCCAACGTCGTCCGACTAAGCGGGTTGCGGCGGGCATCTCACGCCGCAGGCGGCAGCGTACCACCATCAGGCGCTCGGGGGGGAGCGGCCTCCAATTCTCGGATGAGTGCGCTAGCCTTGCGGCGAGTGTTCGGGAAACTCTTTACCATGAAGTCCTTCTCACGGCGTAGTTTAGCTATGTACTGTACCTGCGCTTTAGTAGCAGGTGTGTTCATCAAACTGCGCTTATAGTCCTTCTTACGTTGTCTCTCCCATTCCTTACTATATGGTGCCCATTTGGACAGTGAGTCTGTACGACGTAGCTTATCGTGGTCGAGACGAGTCATTTATTTGGTAGTGGTTTAGGCTTGACAATTGAAGGATCAATGAATGATCGCGTTGTTTTCCTGAAGACTCCATTAGGAAATCGCTTGGCATTTAGTGCAGTGAAGAGTGGTGGTCCTAGCCAGGGTCGCATGAGAATATTCTACACATCTGACGGAATCTGTGTCAAGCTCTGCGGCGTGGAGACGCTATGTATGAAATCGACTTAGAAAAGTTCTCAGGCTTATCTCCTGAGGAACAGCTTCATGTTACTGAGCTTTTAGACAAGCTTAGCGGCTTGGCTACGGAGAATCCCTTAAGGCATTGGTATCCCCATGAGAAGCAGAAAGACTTCCTTAAGTCTAGGAGTAGGTTCAAATGGATGTTGGGAGGTAACCAATCCGGCAAAACAACAGTTTGTTGCGTTGACGACCTTATTCAAGCCGTCGATCTGGACGCATTGCCTTCTCATCTCAAGCCCTACAAATGGCATGACCCGCCTTTTAAGTGGCGAGTCGTTGGACCTGACTTCGATATTGTAGAGATGGTCGTCATGGAAAAGCTCAAGGAGCTTGTTCCTCCATATCAGCTAATTGGCAACTCCTGGGACAATGGATACGATGCCAAGCACAGAGTTCTCCGTTTCAAAAATGGTTCTTCCTGTCAATTTAAAACATATCAACAGGAGGCTTGGACTCACGGCGGAGCTACTTTGGATAGAGTTAGATTTGACGAAGAGCCCCCCCGCGATATCTTCAATGAGAATAAGATCAGAGTTATGGCCCGGAGCGGTGACCTTCTCGTTGCTATGACGCCGGTGCAGGGATTGACGTGGATGTATGAAGAGTTCTGGGAGCCGTATCAAGTAGGGCGTCTACAGAATAGTTTTGTACAGACCGTTGATATGGACGACAACCCTGCAATTGACGAACAGCAGCAGGAAGAGACTCTAAGAGGATATTCAAGGGAAGAGCGTGAAGCCAGAAAAACGGGACACTTCGTACACTTTCATGGACGAGTGTATGGAGAATTTACTACGCAGTCTGTCATCCCAGAAGACGATGTGCCTGTTGGGCTTCCCATCTACGTTGGAATCGACCCTGGCATTCGACATATGGCAGCAGTTGTTTTCATGTATCACACACCCGATGACACCTTGGTTATATTTGAGGAGCTTGCTCTAAAGGATATGAATGTTGCTGAGGTAGCGACGGCGATCAAGGAGACTGAGATTGTCTATGGAATCAAACCAACGTGGTACGTTATTGACCCTAGCGCAAGAAATAAACAGCACGTCACAGGGCGCAATCTCCAACTTGAGTATGCTGACTACGGAGTCCTTACGTTCCCTGGACAGAATGATGTTGCAACAGGGATATCCCGAGTCAAAGTACGGCTCGAACACAAAAAACTCCTAGTAATGGCTAACTGTACTGAGACGATCAAAGAGTTTCGTCAGTACAGATGGTCAAAGCCTGCACGGCAGACACCAAATGATCCTAAGGAAACTCCCATCAAGAAGGACGACCACTTACTTGATGCTATTAGATATGCAGTGATGGCTCGTCCTTATCGCCCTGAGGTAAAGAAAGAAGACCAGATGGTTGATCCTCTTACTCTCGCGGCGTGGACAGAGATGAAGGGCAAGCCTCAAAAAGATGAACCGGCGTGGGTCTATTAGAGGCTTTGCCTCTAATCCCCGAACGTAAGTTAGGGAATACTGATGAAGCCACGACGCACACATCTTTCAAATCAAGTATTCTCATTGCGTGGCGGTAATGAAGACAATGATCTCTGGCTCTATAATGATGGAGAACATCTACGATCTTGTTGGGTTCCATCAGAGGAGGAACGGCGTGCTATAGCAGAGGGTGCAAATGTTGAGCTTATAGTGTGGGGTCAAGGGACCCCACCTGTGGCTATTAGAACCTGTGATTATCCCCTCGGAGCACCACCTGAATGATTACTCCCATTCTCTTATTTGACTCTAGAGAGAAGTGGTATCCAGTAGGAGTAGAGGAATCTCTAGCTCTGCACGGCTATGAGTGGCACGACGGCGTGGATACTTTTACTAAGGATAAGGTTCCCGTCAAAGGATTGAACTTCCCTAAGGGCATGACGCAACCAGACTTACCTCCGGTTGCATATCATAGAGTGGTAGACAAGTGCAATCTCTATTGGCATCAGTTCTGGTTCTGGTATCTATACAACCCAAAGAATTATCTGATTGCTGGTGAGCACGAGGGAGATTGGGAATTCATTCAGCTTGGATGTGTAGATCAGGGAGGAAATAAGCCTGTCATAGTGACAGGCTCTCAGCATCACACTGGAGCTAAGAAAGAATTCTGGCGAGTAAGTCAGGGACATATTGAGAGAGGGCCACGCTTCTACGTGGCCCTTGGGTCCCATGCACATTATTTTGCTAGTGTTGGTGATACAGAAGATATGGCCGATGGACGAGGTAAGATCATTGTAAATTTCGAGTTCAGGGAGTTTGGACCGTGGGCTAGTTGGCCGGGCAAGTGGGGCAATTCCACAGGAGTAGGGAAGTCTCCTGATAGTCCTGGTAAGCAGAACATTAGATGGAACGCGCCGCACATCTTCCACGGCCAGAGTAGATGATTACTGCCATTTTGCTAGTGGTTTCACTACTGCTGATTGTGGGAATTATGATTTTCCTTACCGATGGGGACTGAGTTTATTTGCTCGGCCCTTGTGGACGCGCGAGCCTGGACATGCGGCGGCGCTGTTCCTCGGAGCTTTTGTTGGGGACAACGGAGCCACCAGAGGCGGCGCTTGTGCTATGCCTCGCGTGACGGTCCCCGCCGTGGTGGCCCGAGAGGAGATTCATGGGAATCATAGAACTACTGGTTGTTATTCTATTGATCGTCGTTATCGTGGCAGTTGTATTGGGGAGACGTTAAATGCCTTCCGAACCATACGGGTTCGCTACATTCATTATGATCTTGGCTATTCTTATTCTAGTCATTCTAATCTTTGCAGGAGTGGGTGCTAACTAAGTGAAGGTCGCTAGTCCTAATCCTGCCTATTGTTCATCTTGTTTCCAGGCAAAGCCTGGCATGACTCATATTGACTTTGAGTCATATTGGGATGGACCCATTATTGATGGCAAGGATTTCAAGCAACCTATTGATGATCTAATCATTTGTGAGGATTGTCTCAAGGTCGCCGCAGAAGTGATTGGTTTCTCTGAGCATAAGAAACTTCTGCATGAACGTAATGAACTAAAGGCAGAGGTTCAGGAGTTACGTAAGTATCGAGTTGATGCTCAAGAGAAATTCGATAAGATCCTAAGTATTAGATGACCACACGTTTACCTAGGGATGTAGCGTTAGCTAAGGTAGCCAACGCTCATGGAGCTAAGTATTCCTTACGGATTATTACTGAGGCTCGTAAGAACAAGGTTCCTATTAGCCTGGCTTTTGCTCTGGTCCAGCAGGAGTCAGGCTTTAGGAATGTATTTGGTCACGATCCAACTCATTCCATTCCTGAGAATTGGAAGGGAACAGTTGTAACCGTTGACAAATATAAGGTATATAAGAAGAATCGACCTAGTAGTGGAATGCAGGGAGTAGGTCCCTGTCAGTTGACTTGGTATGAATATCAGGATCATGCAGATGCTCTAGGTGGATGCTGGAAGCCTCGTTATAACATTGCTGTGGCTATGGAGCATCTAGGCAATATGCTCCAATCATATCAACGGCATGAAGCGATAAAGCGCTATAACGGTGGTGGAGTAGCAGCAGAACGTTATGCCAATGAAGTAGAGTCTCGTATGCAGAGTTGGCATAGGATCTTTTCATAGTGCTAAACTCTTCTGCCCCCATTACGTTAACTCTTACTGATACTACACTTACTACTTTAGTACCGGGGCAGACGAATAAATCTGTATATGTAACTGCATTGGCTGTAAGTAATACTAGTAGTACATTAACTAGGTTAGACGTTTTTGATGGAGCAACTCTCAAATTCTCTATGGGACTTGCAGCTAATGGTGGTGGGTATATCTTTAAATTCGATCCTGTGTGGGCATTGTCTACGGGAGCAAATTTGCGTGTTCAATTAAGTGGATCTGTAACTGATGTGAGAGTGAATGTGAATTCATATGTTGCATAACGACACTCTCGAACTTAAAGGTTCACTTAAGGTTGAACTTTTCGATGAATATGGAGTGCTCAAAGCAGAACGATTTGTAGAGAATCTTATCGTTACCGTTGGTAAGAATGGTATTACAGAGCAATTACTTGCTGCCCCGTCTTCACCGGGCAAGCCAACTCATATGGCTGTAGGAACGGGCGCGGTAGCGCCTGCGGCTGGTGACACGGTGCTTGGTACGGAGAGTGCTCGCGTAGCTTTAACGACGAAAACTCGTTCTACGAATGTTCTTACTCTCGTAGGAGATTATCCTGCCGGTACTGCTACCGCTACGCTTACGGAAGCAGGAGTATTTGATGCAGGTGCAGCGGGGAATATGTACTCTCGTGCAACTTATACGGGAATTCCCAAGGGTGCATCTGATACTCTCAAAGTAACTTGGACGTGGACTATTGGCTAGATATGCAGTTAATGGTAAGACTGTTGCTACTGCTGCAACAATTGACCATGCTATAGCTCAGGTTTGGAATCCTAGTGGTTCTAAGCGTATTAAACTTACTGAGATGCATATTTTCAAACAGGCTGTAGGTGCAGCGGATGAGCCTGTTATACGTAGGTCAACGGCTCGTGGTACGGCTGGTTCTACTGTCACGCCTACGTCTACGTCTGAGATGGAACAGATCGCCAACCCTCCATCTGGATTTCTCTTAGATTTGGCTGCATTCACTGTTCAACCTACCCTTGCAACTGGACCTTTGCATAGTGCTGTTATTCCTGCTGCTATTGGTGCAGGAATAATGTGGACTTTTCCAGATTTTGGTATTGAGATTCCCGCCGGTCAGGGAGTTGTGCTTACGACTGGCATTGCACTAGCATTTCCGGTTTCCCGAATCACGGTAGTGGTAGAAGATTAAGTGCCTGCTCAATCTTGGTGGCCGCTAAACGGAACCTCTGCTACTTATAGGCAAGTTTGGTTTGCTCCAGGTGGTACTCAGATGATGCCGGGTAGAGATCCAACTGCCAATATTATTACAGGAGCGAACTGGAGTAATGTAAGGGCTGTTGTAACTCCTATAAAAACACCGTCTGATTTTATCTTTATTGATACTAGTGGTGGTGGTGGAGCAGCACTTATATTACAGATTGATGATACAGTCACCGTTGGCGATACCTTTGGTTTAGGCCCTGAGAAAGTCTTTGCAGATACTGTAGCTGTCATAGATCAATTAGCGACCCAAAGCACTTTCTTTAGGACGCTTGCAGATACACTATCACTAGCAGATTCTCTGTCTACTGCTACAAATTTCAAAACGAGTGTAGCCGATAGTCTCTCTCTTGCTGATTCCACGAGTACATCTACAGATTATATAAGAACTATCGCTGATACGTTGTCTCTTTTGGATGACGTACAGACGCAGATATTCCACCAGATTTCTCAACAGATTGATGACTCAATCTTACTAGCGGATCTGGTAGCGACTCAGGCAACATATGATAGAACTATTGCTGATACCCTGACTTTAAGTGATGGAGTCGTATCTCAAACAGATTATCAGCGACTCATTGCAGATAGTATTACCTTAAGTGATGTAGTGAGTCCGCAAATCCTAGGCGCAGCTATAGACAGTGTGGCACTTATGAATCTTCTCGGAGTAGGACTATGATTATTGCTCTTTCTGTAGTGCTGGCCATTGCAATATTGGCACTATTTGGAGCTATTTATTTAAGTTTGGACTACTTTAACCAAGAACGTATTAAATGGTTTGAAGAGCGACAGATTCTGTTAAATCGTATTGAAAATCCTCAATATAGACCACCTATTACTGCTGCTGAAAAGCAAGCAAATGTAGAGGAAATTGCTCGTTTACGTGAAGAATCAGAGCAATTTGGTTTAGTTGGTAGGATTCTTGAATAATGTGTTATAGTAAGTACATTTGTTATCAATGTGATATGATTCTGCCAGTAGGGCAAACGATTAAAGATCACAAGTGTCCCTATACAAGTTTCCTCAAAGTTACGTTTGTAAAGGCTAATGGCACTCTCCGGAACTGAAGAATGGCGAAGTGGCTTTGTCGTCGATAAGACAACAAAAGCGTGGGTGACAACTAGTAGCACGGTTGGTGCTACTGTTCGTAATGGATTCTTACGTGATCCAGACGGACGAATTGTCATCTCTGTTCAGTCGTCAACACCTACATTCCGTTCTGTTTCTAACGGGACGGTTAGTGCTGGTACGGATGTAGTTATTCCTGCGCCTACTCTTGCGGTTGGTGATGTTATGCTTGCCGCTATCGCAGACCGTGGAGCGAATACAGACACCATTACACCGCCCGGTGGTTGGTCGGTTGTACTAGAGCAAGTACGCGGATCGGTTGGCAAGCTCTCCGTTTTTAGTAAGATTGCAACTGGTAGTGAGCCTGGTTCTTACACATTTGTTTGTTCTTCGAGTAGTACAAATGCAGGAGCAATCATGACTATTGCTAATGCATCGACTGTCCCTGTTACTGCTGGTGCTACGGCTACTGTTGCGACTGGATTGCATACATCTCCCGGTTTAGCTTCAACCAATATTGGCGACTTGATCGTTAGAATTGTTTCCACTGCGGTTGGTACACTGCCCTTGTCGTGGACGTGGCCTACGTCAACTGAACGTGTAGATTTTAATAGTGTTGGTACTGGCGCTGGTGGCCTTGCTATGGCGACAATACAGGCAGTGGGTGGAAGTTTAGGTACTGAGGATGCGACATTTGCACAGTCGTCATCCACAACATATGCGGCTATCACGGTCGCCGTAAGGTGACATGAAACTCTCTTCCGATCTACAAACTCTGCAAAACCTAGCGGAGTCCAGCAAAGATATTCGCTCTCGCTTTGAACGCCAATGGTACTTAAACATGGCGTTTTATAATGGTAATCAGTGGGTGTTTTGGAACAATGGGCGACTTGATAGTCCTAAGTTACCTAAGCATCGTTTACTTCTTGTCGATAATAGGATTATGCCTGCTGTTCAAACGAGGATCGCTAAGAAAACAAAACAGCGACCTATTTGGACTGTTACTCCTAATTCACCTGATGACAGTGATATTGATGCTGCTAAACTTGGGGAAGTAGTAATGGAAGATATGTGGCGAAAGCTGCATATGTTCGAGAAGTTAAATGATGTACTGATGTGGACAGATGTTTGTGCTGCGGGATTCTGGAAGTGCTATTGGGACCCGACAGTAGGTCCCAAAGCACAGTACATTGTAGGACCAGATGACAAGCCTTTGATGGATAATTATGGTCGTCCTATGCGTGCAGATCAAGTTCCTCCTGGCTTGATCGAGCAGCAAGGCATGAAGGTTAAGACCATTGCTCAAGGTGAGATTTGTCTAGAAGTACGCTCACCTTTTATGATTCTGCAAGATCCACTTGCTCAACGTCTAGATGAAGCTGAGTGGATCATTGAAGAAACTGTTCAATCAGAGGATTATGTCAAGGCACACTACAATGTCGAAATGGAGGGCAATACAGATGCAACGGAAGGCCCGGCAGATGGCCGGACATTCCCGACATATACTGAATCGTCAGGAACCTCCGCATATCAAGGGATCAAGGTATCGGAGTTTTGGGCCAAGCCATCCTCTACATTCCCAAACGGAAAGTACGTAGTTTGGGCAAAGGAACAGATTCTTCAAGAGGATGACAATTACTACGGAGAACTTCCGTATGTGATGTTCTCCGCCGTTCCATCACCCGGACGTTTTTGGCCGACTTCGATTGTTGAGCAGCTTCGTGATCCACAGATCGAGCTTAATAAGATTCGCTCTCAGATTATGGAGAATGCACAGCGAATTGGTAATCCGTCACTTCTAAAGAACAAGCTGGCTAACGTTGAATATACCGGCGTTCCAGGCGAGGAAGTCCTTTACGACGACATTACGCAAAACTCAGTTCCGAGTTTCCTGCAACCACCAGAGATGCCCGTTTATGTACGGGAACTTATTGATCGTAATCAAGAATCAATGCGTGAAATCTCCGGTCAGCATGAGGTTTCATCGTCTCAAGTTCCTGCGGGAGTCACGGCGGCCTCTGCAATTAACTTGCTACTTGAGCAGGACGACACACGCTTGGGTCCTGCAATTCAGGATATGGAGAATGCTCTCTCACGAGCAGGCCAGTTTATCCTCACAATGGTTGCTAAACGATACACAGAAGAACGAATGATTACCCAAATAGGCGAAGAGGGTGATTATGACATTCAGAGTTTTCGTGGCAACATGCTTAAGAATAACTGTGCCATTGAGGTACAAGCTGGCTCTATGATGCCTGTTTCTAAGGCAGCGAAACAAGCTTCTATTCGAGATACGCTAACTCTGTTTATTCAGAACGGTCAGCCCCTAGACCCTCGCATTTTGCGTAAGGTCACACGGGACCTAGATGTGGGTGGAGACCAAGTTTTCTTTGCTGACGTAACAGAAGGATTGCGTCAGACTAAACGTGAGCATCGTTATATGTATAACGGTCAAGGTCTTCCAATCAATACATTCGACGACGATGATCTTCACATTGCAGAGCATCAAGAGGAACAGCGTTCGTCTCGTTACTTTAAACTGATGCTGACGAATCCACAAGCTGCGGGGATTTTCGAGCAACATGTGATGCTTCACATGAATCGTAGAACACAAGCACAAGAGCAACAACAACAGCAGCAACTAGATCAGATGCGTGCTCAAGCTGGCATGGATACTCAGCAGCAGATGACAGTGAATCAGCAGAACAATGAGGCTGAGAATCAGCGTCTTATGCTTCAGCAGCATTTCCAAGATATTCAGTCTCAACGTGATGCAGAACTAAAAATGCGTCAGATTCAATCACAAGAACAAATAGCGCAACAGCGTAATCAAGGGCAGGGTAGAGGAAATAATAATGGCTAACGACGCAATGGATAATTTGATGAAGGCCATTATGCGTGCCGAGAAACAATACGGCGATTCACATCAATATCGTCACGTATTTGGCGCTCTGCGGGAGGCGCGCTACGCGGCGTCTCGGGTCAGTACAAATGCGGAATACGTCTCTCCGGGCATGCTGGAGGCACGGGAGAGCGCAGGGAAGGCCCACGTCCCCCCGGCCGGGGATGAACGGAATCCCAATGTGCCGGACGAATCTGCTAGCAATCAGGGAAGCGAGGCAGCAAGTGCAGGAGATGCAGCTTCAGCTAATTGATCTGGGTATCACTTGTTATTGTGGACAATCGCTTCCAATACTGATTAGGGACCATGATAATCCTGGTCCAGCATTGTATCGCTGTTATAACTGTAAGACTATTCTCAAGGTTTCGCTAGAAGTAAAAGAAGAAGAGGAAGAGGAGGAGGGATGAACTACAAAACGCATCAGGAACTTAAGCGTGCAGTAAGTAAATTTGTTAAAGAATATGAAGATCATCCTCTTCTAGCCGATACAGTAGCATCGCTTAAGAGTGCTATGTATGATTTAGATACAATGCTTATGACACCAGGACAGAAAGTGGTGGCTTCTTATGTAAAGCCCACGGGTCAAGAGCCAAGTTCTTTTGATCCGAAACATCAGTAGTTAATGCCAGGTACTTAGTACGGATTTTGATCTAGGGCTAAGTACAGCAGAAAGGTTAGTAGTGTCAGAACAAGGCGGACAAGCAGGAGCAGATCCGGGTACAGCCCCAGAAGGTCAGGGCCAGGGAAACGGACTGCATGAGTCATTTATTTCCTCGGCACCCGAACATCTTCGGGATGCTGCCCGTGAGTTGGTTCCCTTCTGGGACCCATATGTTCAACGTCAGTTTACTGATAATGCGAATTATCGTAAACAGTGGCAACCGTATGAAGAGATGGGGGTCAATCAGCTTGACCCTGAGGATCTTCAAGAGTTAATTGCTTTCCGAGATATCGTTCAGGATGAAGATGCATTTCGCCAATGGCATCAGGAAGTAGGCGATCTTCTTTCCCCTGAGCAAGAATCAGAAGGTGATGACGAACAGCCACAACTTCCTCGTGAACTACAACAGTTCATGCAGGATTTTTACAATACGCAAGAGCAACAGCAGAATGAGAGAGCATTTAATGAGTCTGCCTCTCAGGTTCGCCAGGAGCTTGATGCTCTGAAGCCTATGGCTGAACAATCCGGACTAGAAATGTCTGAGCAGGTAGAGGACGATATTTGTACTCTAGCTCTCAAATATGATACTGCGGATGCGATTCAAAAAGGCTTTCAGGATTATCAAAGGCTAATTGGACTAGGTGAGAAGGGCGTCTTTAATAATAAGACAGACCCTGCTCTACGGGTTGCTCCTGTAAGTGGCGGAAACAATAATAATCAGGTTGAGCCTGTGACGACGTTCGATCAGGCTAATCGTGCAGCGCGCGAGCGTTATCGACAGAGCCAGTAATATTGTTTCTACAAAGGGACCGGGGAGGTAATCCAAACATCTAACACATTAGAGAGAAATGGCAACACAAAACCTTACGAACGCTGACGCGATTCTTAAGGATCTGTACGTCGGTCCTATTGTAGAGCAGTTGAACCAGAAGACGTACATGCTGGATCAGATCCAGCGCGATTCAGACCATATCGACCATACTGGTCGTCGCGCTGTTATTCCTGTCCACTCTGGCCGTAACCGTGGCCGTGCATCTATTGCTGATGGCGGAACGCTTCCTGTTGCCGGTCGTCAGGCTTGGCAGGATGCGGTTGTTCCCATTCGCTATCACACATATGGCATCGAGCTATCGGACGCTTCGATGGAGGCGACAAAGGGCAATGAAGGTGCCTTTGTTTCTCTGCTAGAAGCTGAATCCCGTGGAGTTGCCACGGATATGAAGAAGGATGTTAACCGGCAGGTTTACGGAGTTCGTGACTCTGCTGGTGCTTCGGGCCTACTAGGTACGACTGGTATCACGACGGCTGCAACATTGGTTGTTATGGCTAACTCGAATGCTGTTCAGTATATTCAAGTTGGCGACGTTATTGACATTCGTACTCAGTCAACGGGTGCTGCTGTTGCGAACGGTACTAACCGTACAGTTACGGCACGTAACGTTGCTGGTGCGACTATCTCAATTGTTGATGGTGGCGGTAACGTCACTACGGCTGCCACTGAAGGTGTGTATGTAGCTGGCAACCGTAACAACGAGATGGACGGCCTACGTGATATTACGAACACGGGTCGTACACTCCATAGCATTAACTCTGTTACCGCTGGTAACGAGTTCTGGAATGGAAACAAGCTAGACGCTTCTGCTGGTGTCGCTGGCGAGTCTCTATTCGAGCAGCTAATGGATAACGTTGGTGCGAGTGGTAATGGTGAGATTGAAGCCATTGTTACAACTCGTGGTATCCGTCGTCGTCTGGCAGACACTTATCAGTCGCAGAAGCGTTTCAACGATGCTCAGGCAGTCAATGTCCACGGTGGCTATTCGGCTATTATGGTCAATGAGGTTCCCGTTGTCGCCGATGACGATGCCCCTAAGGGTTTCGCTTTCGGTATCAATAAGTCCTCGATGAAGTGGTTTGAGCAGACTCGACCCGGTTGGCTTGAGAGCAAGGATGGAATGATTTTCCATCTCAAGGTGACCGCTGCCGCACCGGCA